AGATTGCAGCGATTGAGGACGAAAAGAAAGACAATACGTTTACGTCGGTTAATGGTATGGTATTGTTGGATAATGCCCCGGATTTGACCCAAAACGTAATATCGTTATCGTTGGCGGAATTGATTAAAACGAAAGCCCCAAAGGAGGCGACCCCGGACGAAAATACGGATGCCGCCGAGAAAGTCAAGGCAGACGCCACAGATATAAAAACAATCAGTTGCAAAAATTTTATAGATAAAATCAATAATGCTGATGATAATTATTCTTTATTTCATACCACAGATATTGCGCAAGCATACGGCGCAAATTTGATTGAAAAGGGGTTAAATTTAGACCAACACCGTTGGTATAGCATAGCAACAAACATTTATAAATGTTCTGATGGGTATGTAAAAGTAAAAGGAGCGTTTCAAAGTTTTTCAGAAATGCAAATGTGGTCAGATATTGATGTACATTCAGAGGCGGAAAAATTACAAGGTAATGAATTGCAAGCATTTGAATTGAGAATGAAAGCGTATGCGGTTGAAAATGGATTGAAACAAAAAACAGAATCGGAAAAGGAGCCAAAGAAAACAACCATTGTTAAACGTGCGCTCAAAAAGGCAAAGGAGCCGGAAAAGAAAGCCGTCACGGGCAAAACGACTGCAAAGCGGGGCAATACCACGGAAAAGGAACAAAAGCCCGCAAATGCGCCAAAAAAGCCCAAAAACGAGAATAAGAAAAGATTGTTGAACGACGACCCCGAAATATGAAAACGATAAAAAGATTTGATTGCTATTTGATAAACAAAAACGGCGTTGTTTTCTCTAAAATAACGGGAAAAGAATTAAAGCCGTTTTTGCGTAAGGGTTATTTGTGTGTTTGTCTTTATAATTTTGGTGTAAAATGTACTATATATGTTCATAGATTAGTTGCCGAAACGTATATTGATAATCCACTAAATAAACCATGTATCGACCATATCGACGGGAACCCGTTTAATAACCATGTGGATAACCTGCGTTGGGTTACACATTCGGAAAATAACAATAATCCGATTACAAAACAACGGCAATCTAAAAGCGCAAGTAAGCCAATGGCGGGTAAATTTGGAGCCAATAACCACTTATCAAAAGCGGTTTTAATGCTTAAAAATGGCGTTGTTATTAAAGAATACCAATCTATAAATTTAGCAGAAAGGGACGGTTTTAATAATTCGCTAATAGTTAGATGTTGCAAAGGATTACGCAAAAAACATAAAGGTTATGAATGGAAGTATAAAAGGTAGGATTATCAGACCGGAGGCGGAAAAATCCCGTTTGATTTTGCCCCGTGTCGGACAAATAAAAATCGGAATGAAAAACGCCAACGGATACCCGCAAAGCGTGGATTATTTCATACCAACGGGAAAGTATGCCGGGTTATTTACACAGGCATACGGCGAAAAGCCCCAAACAATTCAAATCGTTTTCCCGGACGACGACCCGGCGAAAGTATGCAACGAGCGGTACGAGTACCGGGACGACGACGGACGATTGCGGCGGGCGACGGCGAAACGTTCCAAGTTTGGGACGGCAAAAAGTACGAAACATTAACAACGGAGGAATACCCGAATTTGATGTTGGCTATTACCAAGCGTTACCCCAATCGGAAAAGCAAACAGGACGGACACGACGGTTGGGAAATTACGTTGACATTGAATTTTATTGTACCGTTGGTACGTGGCGTTGCCGGGGTATGGCAGTTTTCAACAAAGGGTACGGCGTCCACAATCCCGCAAATCCGGGAAACATTCGACGGTATGTTGGCGGAACGGGGATTTTGTAAGGGAATTATATTTGATTTGAACGTACAATTTGCCACGACCCAAAAGCCCGGCGACAAATCCCGTTTCCCTGTTGTTTCATTGGTTCCGAACGAAAGCCCGGACAATGTTTTAAGAGTGCGCAAAGCGTGGGAACCTGTTAAACAATTGGAGGGCGGCGACAATGGAAAAGAAAATTGAAATTTCGGTTGGCGACGTAATTGTTGTTAATCATGTGGAAATTAGAGCCGAAAAACGGACGGGTTGGCAGGGTTGCGAATGTTGTTTTTTCCACAAATCCAACGGTTCATGTATGCGTTTCCCCTGTAATGCATGGGAAAGGAAAGACGGTATAAACATTAAATTTGTGAGAAATGACAATAAGAGATAGCAATTTTATAACGATTTTAGCCCCGATGATTACCCGGTTGAAATTAAAAGGGAACGAATTATTGGTTTTCGCTTTAATTCATGGGTTTAGTCAAGACGGGGAAAGCCGTTTTAAGGGTTCGCTGAAATACCTAATTGAGTGGACGGGGTTAGATAAAACGACCGTTATTAAAATACTCAAATCGTTAGTTGAGAAACAGTATATTAACAAATTTGAGTACGAAAAAAATAAGGTTCGTTATTGCGAATATACGACGAATTATTGGGCGGTTTTGGAGTGGTTGGAAAATCCCACCACCCCCCCGGTTGGAAAATCCAACCACCCCGGTTGGAAAATCCAACCCTATATTAAATACTGATATAGATAACTATTTTGGTATTGATAAGGATAAACCCGCCAACGGAGTTGCCGGGGATTTGTTCCCGGATGAACAATTGGAGGTTCAGAACGATAAAAAAAGAACGTCAATATTTCGCAATTCCGATGTTTACAAATTGGTTAAGTTCGGGGCGGACGGCGTAAATGATTATTC